TAGAGACAATCACTATCTTACGTTTAGCATATTCATAGTAACGATTTATATTGTTCACAGTCTTCTCAAAGTTGCCACCCCTAATCCAATTGTAAAGAGAACCGACACCATCTATGCTTGCTTGGATGTGGACTTCGTCAATCTTGTGTAGCAACTCAATGACTGACTTAGTCACCAATTGAAAGTTTGTACAGATCTCCACTCGACACTTAGGGTTTGTGTCTGCGAGTTTCTGTAGTATCTTTATGTTGTTTGGATCTGCGAATGGTTCTCCACCCTTGATTGTCAGATGCTGTAGATGTGGAACGATGTCTAAAACTTTATTGACATCGTCATCTGTCATCTTGTATTGTTGGGTGTGGAACTTATGGTTCTCATTTCTCCAGTGGAGTCCGACATCCACTGCTTCTTGCTCGTATGGTGCCCACTTAGAAGAGTACTTTCCACTACAAGTGACACACATCTGATTGCAGATATTACTAGTAGTAATTTCAAGAAAACGGATAGGTATCGTCTCATTATTAATATCCTCTTCATATGTAGGGAAGTTAAATCTGTTGTAGGAATCAAACCTAGCAATTCTACCTGCTTCCCAATGGACTTTACAAACATCACATTGTTTTGGAAAATCTTTTAATTTAAATCTTTTTCTAAGATCATCGTAAATGTCTGAGTTGAAGAACTCAGTGATGTTGTCTATATTCTTTATGTGCTCTACTGCTACATGATCCCCTGCACAACAGAGTACAATCTCACCTATAGGATTTATGGTGAGTCCTGTTTCGGGAACCAAGCATTTCATTTTTTTAAATGATTTGAAATTACACTAAGAACTTCGTGAACATCTTTTGCCTTACGAATATTCTTTTTAAAATCTTTATCAGTGTCTTTAAGTTTATCCCATTCAAACGTTGCCAACTTGAGAAGGAACAATCTCTCTCTGTTCTCTTCTTCTGTAGAATCCTCCCTACTATCTAAAGTAAAGATTATTTCTAATATCTTTGTCATGTTTTGTTTGTTGAGATCATCTTTAGTGTCTGACAAGAATTTATCATCTGACGCAACACTATCGATAATTATTCTTTTGTGTGCTTCTTCCATCTCTTTCAACCTAATATAGGTTCTTTCATAGAGATCTTCTAATGTAGCACATCTCCCAGTATTGTCAATAGGAGTTTTCAAAAACTTTTCCCACTCAGCATCGCCCTCTTCAGCAATGATGGTGTGACTATTATATTCTTTATTGTCGGGGTTAAACCAAACGGTCTCTAGAGTTGTTCTTGCTTCATCAACGAAATAAGCATCAACAAATATATGATCATCATGCATTTTTTACGCCTTCACTACTTTTAGTCTCCATGTATCTAGAGTTGCTAAAGTACCAGTTGGAAATTCCTGTGCTCGATAATCATCACCACTTGCCGCGTAAGTATATCTCGTACTTGTCACACCAATAAGACCACTGTTCGTCATAGCAGTACCCTTAGTAGTTCCACTACCATTAACATTATATCTCAAAGTATATCCACTTTGATCATAAATGTATTTCTTGATTAGCGGTGCAAATAAATTCTCGAACTCTGTGTCATTCATTTCACGAAGACCTGCAGGGTTGTTCACACCATTGCTAGTATAATCAATTATTAAAGGACGTGTAGGTGCAGAAGAATCTCCGTTGTTTCTATACAATCGGAAGTTTGTTGTTGATCCTACAGGATCTTGATATGTTCCTGCAGTACCAATAGATGATGCCGCGTATCCACTTTGGTTTGTACTAGTATCAGTAAAAACAATTCCCAGATCTGTGCAGAGTCCAATACTTGTTGCTGTACTAATAAAGTATGCACCACCTGATAAACTTGATGATGTTCCCGACACTATATTGTTTATAGTTGGATTGATAAAGGTATCAATAATATCTTGGAAAGACATCTCTCTAATATTCATTGCTCCATCTGCATACACTGGTTTTGCTTGATAGTTATCGTAATCAACAATGCTTCCTGTATCGCTTAGATTCTCAGAAATTTTATCATAAGTGTTTACTGTATAAGATGCCGCATCAGACGTTGAAGGATATGTTGTAACTGCTGGCCAAGGTCCAGAAGTGTTCCTCGCGGCAGGACCTGATCTATATCGAGTATCCGACATTGATGGTGAAATGTTACCACCGCTACTAACAACACTAAGAGACACAGAAGGATCTTGCACATAAAGTGCGGCAATTTTTCTGTGCATTGTACTGACATCTGAGTACGGTGATTCCTTTACCACCGTCCTACTGTCTGTAATCATTGGTCTACGTATTGCCATTATGGAATATCAACCTGATTGTCTGTTGATAGGAAATAACCAGACATCACTATTGTCCCTTGGTGTGTTTTAACTGTGAACAATTTTAGATTATCTAATTCTACATTGTTACCTGCAGAGTCATTCATATTGAAATTGGTTATGTATGCATGTGTAATAGTTGCTGAGTCGATTGTTGCGGAGTCAATGATTGCCTCTCCAACAGTCAAACGATTTATGATAGCACTGTCAACCGTAAGTTGATCAACGTCTAAGTTGCGGATTGTTGCTGAGTCGATAACAGCACTATCGACTTCCATTGTACCAACCCTAATTCTCTTAAACGATGCGGAGTCTCCAACAAGACCTGCAACTCTAAGAACACCAGGCGAGTCGCCAAACAAATGTTCATTCAAAGAGTCAATCAAAGTTCCTACGTGATTCAGTGCACTTACAAGGTTTGAGTCCGAATGAGCAACAGCAAAGGAAGAGTCTAGGTCATCCAAGTTCCCCATGAAATCAGAGAACTGATTTACCTTGTTCATGAATGTCCCGATTGAATGTGTTAAATCTACATTTATCTTACGTGTCATATCTTACCTCTATTACGTAGTCCACTCGGCAGAATCCAACTGGTATGCCGCAAAGAATATTTGTCCACTCATACCTGCAGAGTCTGTTATAAAAAACGGTCTCACTTTGCTCACAGATCTTCCGTCCATGTGTAAGGTATTTATAAAGGCATGAGTAACAGTTGCTGAATCTATTACGACACCTAAGTCATCCCCACTGTCAGACATAAGAGAACCGACTGTAACTTTTTCGTAGATCTGAGCACTGTCTCCAACGTTTAGAAAGTGATCGACCTTTAATCTTTTTATGTTTGCACTATCACAATCAAAGTCAAAACCTGCGGTGCCCTGACTATCTCCATGCCAGAGATAGGCAGAGTCACCATCAGGATCTGGGGGGTTTACGCCAATTCTGGGACCTCCCATAAACTCATCTGCCGCATAAAGAGTATCGGTGACAAGTTTATCTAATTTCCCAGAGTCTGATTGGATGTTTGCTGTTATATGTGTAGCAGGTGGGGTATCTTGAAAAAGAACATTTAGTATGTTGTCCCCTGCAGTTCCTGCATAGTTGATTGCTTGTACAAAAGAACCATCATGAGTCAGACCATTGATAGGATCTGGAGAATCGAATGTCTTACTGAGATCATCCAAGTTCTCTGCATAGTCTGCCATTTGACCAACCTTCTGCATCATTTCTTGCATTGTGTTGGTTCTGTATACGGTGATCTGTCTTGACATTACAACTTCTCTAAAATCTGTTTCATCATATCTTTGAGATCAGAAACATCGTTCTTTAGATCTTCAAGTTCTTGTTCTTTACTTTTACGTGCCGCCTTACGTGCCCTTGCCGCGTTTACCTCTTGTTCGTTAATGTTGAGAACAACACCATTTTCATCTCTAACTAGTCCTTCATGACCTTCAACTTTTAAATATGACATTATACACTCAGTGCTATTACTCTCAAATCTCTAAAACTAGGAACCTGTGCAGAGTTAGTAGAACTCATCACAATCTTCAATTGAAACTGTGTGAATGCCGCTATATTACCATTGATACCACCTATTAGATATTCATAATCTCTAAATGTTGTTCCTACAGGATCGTGTGGGTTGTTTGTATCAGAAGCAATCTCTGTCCAATCAATAACTTCTAGGTTATCACCTTCGTTTCCAACTCTGAAGTATACATCGAAACTTGCAGGTTTAGGTTTATTAGCAGATAGAATAACCTTCAGACCAACAGCACTTTGTGCCAGTTTTACAATTGAGGTTATGTGTCTAGCAGGTGTAGAACCATTCTGTGCATTCAATTCACTAACAAATGATAGTGGGACATTGAATCCGCTTGTGGCGGCAGAGTCCTGATTATCAATGATGTTATCAATTAATGTCAAAGAAGTTCTTTGAAGATCGATCACTGGTGATACAAAATTGTTTGTTGTTGACATAGCAAGTTCCATCTGGGCAGTCTTTGCTCCTATGGATATTTCTACGTCTGCTATAGAATCTGCCGCTACGACATAACATTTTTCTAATGATATGTTGTTTTTGTTTAGATCAACACCTGTAAAAGCGGCATCTAATTGATAAGGAGTTTCTGCACCTGCGAGTGATTTACCTGCAGTTCCTTTGAATGCTCCAGTTATCTCCGTTCCATATGGTTTTATATTTGTTATGTTTGGCCATAATAGTGAATAAGGCATATTCTTTGTTGAAAGTATATTCTCTCCCCCACCGACTACATCAGAGTCTGCAAGACTTCCCATCTTGAATTCATAACCTTCCATATCTACTTTAGTTATAATATGATTTCCGTTTATGGAATCCGCACTATAACCACTAAAAGCAGTCGCACCTTCAATTGCAATTGTATCTCCGACTTGTAGACCATGATTTGTTAAACTAACTCTAACATCACTATCACCTGCAAAAGTTTGTATGGCATTCTCATCTAGTAATTCACGAGGAACACTTGCGTTATTGAGAACGACTTTACCTAAAGTACTACTTGATGTTGTGAAGTTTGCCCTTATTAAGTTAAACTTCAAGTCTTGCTTTTGGTTTGCCGAGAATGTTTTACCATTCTGAGAATAGAACAAACTCCCTAGATTTGGATTTTTGTTTACTCGTGCCGAAGCAGATCCAACAACAGTTGCATCTATTTCAGAGATCCATATTTCATACTCTGGTGTCTCTGCGTAAACTACCATCGCGTAGTCTGTAAGTCCATTTAGATATACTGGTTCTTCAAGAACAAAGTCAGTTGCGACAGATGCATCATTTGATGTGGCAACTGCATTGTGTGCAACATAAGCAACAGAACCTGGCAAGATCTCTACATCAGAGGGCATACCATTTCTCATCGGTCTTATGTGAACAGATACTGGCAACTGTAAGTTTGCAGTGGCAGGAAAAGTTTCTTTAAAATATAATTGTATTTTTGTTAAGAATATCCCACTTGGTTCGTCAATAAAGAATGACTGAGCAATCGGGTTCTTTGTTGTTTCGTAACCATACGAGTTTAGCGACATATTATTTTCCTATCCAGTTTTTTTAACATCTCTAGATTGGTTATTTAACTTATCTAGTACATATTGTTCGTTCTCAGGATTATTACACCATTCTATTTCATCATAGTCGGTGAACCAAGTATTATTGTGCGAGACCATTAGATGATTTGTATTCAACAAGGTATATGTTTTATCATACCCTTGGATTCTTTTTAACTTTTTATTACGCACATCTTTAACTCTTTTCCAAGTTCCTTCATCAAAGACTGGGTGATCTCCAGTAACGTGTATTCCATTATAATCATACCAATCGTTAAGAGTACCATCACCCTGTATCACCGCATATACATGTCCACCCTCAAACATTATATCACCAATTTCTATATTAGAGATTTTCTTGGTAGATCCATCACTCATTCTAAAGAGTGTATCATGTGCAAAACAAGTTGGTTTTCTTTCTAACTTTTTGGTTTTATTATTGTAGGTGTACGCACCTTTACTAAACCTTGCTTGGTTTCCTCTTTGTGGTCTAGCAGTAATCATACCTATATTGCTATTCCATTGTGATTTTTGTTGAACACCTGGTAAGTTTTTAACTGCTTGCCAGTGATTCCACATTGCTCCCTTACCATCATCATTACTTCTGCTTTTTGCAGGTGCAGGTGCAGTAACGGAGGATTTAGATCCTTCAATCTCTAGCATACGTGTAGATCTTACATCTTGATGAACATTATTTAGTACACCTTGTGCAGTGTAAGAAGCACGAGCAATAGAACCTGCGTTCTTCTCTTTGTTATTCTCAACGTCCATTATTTTGATTTCGTGTGTACCAGATCTAAATCTAATAGTATTATTATTTGGTATCATGAAAGAGACATCAACCTTACCAGTAATATCTGTAGTCAATAACCCTGCACCATCTATGTGTGCAGTCTTACCTCTCAAGTTATTACCATGATCTTTTGTACTCGAAGAGTATCTAGCAAATGGTGCTTCACGAACATAAGGTGCCATGTTCTTACCATCCATAAACAAGAATACGTTTGTATTCGGTCTTAGACCTTGTGCTCGGATACTAACAATACGAGATCTTATGAACGGTAACAATGAAACCTGAAGTACTCGTGTTCCAATTATTTCTTCTAGTGTACTCTCTGATACAACTTTGTTCACTGTCTTAGTAGTTGTTCTTCCAGAAGTTTTACTTATCGTATTCGTCTGATCGCCTACTCGTAATTCTTCAAGTTCTTTACCACCCCAGTTCCATTCCCAGTTATTCCAGTTGGTTGCTTGGTTGAGACTTAACTGAGAACCACCATCAATAACAGATCTACTTGTAACGTTAGTGTCTTTCCACTCATCAGAAGCAGGAGACAGTTGTAAGTTACCAGTAAAGTTAGAACTTGTGTATGGGTTTATCTTAGTTGCTTGTGTCGCAAAAGGTTGTTCCATAAATGTTTCTTCGGTGTATTCTAGATACACGTTATCACCTCTACGTACAACACCTTCAGAATTTGCAGAGTCGAACAACATTCTTAAATTGTTCTCTGTAAACATAGGACGCATGATACCTTCAGATGGATCTATTGATGCCATATAAGCATCATTTTCAGCATCTGAGAACATGTGCGTTGTAAAGTTATCTACGAAGAACCCAGACTTGGTTCTGTTTAACCCTGCAGAGTCCAACACTTCAAAATTGCTAGTTGCTAGTTCTAGCATATTGAGTGATGTAACCTCTTCTAGGTTTGCAATCCTTGCTTCGAGTTTATTGATATCATCCATAGTATATCTACGGTGATCAATCTTTTCAACTGTAACATCGTGTTCATCCAATGTGTTTGGAAAGAATGCAAAGTTATAAAGAGGTAAAGTTCCTGCAGGAGCATCAGGTGCAGTTGGATCGAAAGCATCAACATTCTGAATGATGTCCAGTTCACCTTCTGTGTCTATTATTAACTTGTGTGCACGTGCCAGATAATACGTATTATCAGATGTCACAAAGTCTGTGGGTGTAGGAAGATACGATATGTTTGCTTCTACAAAGTTTCCTGACGAATTCATAACAGGACGAAAATCATATGCGTCTCTTAAATTTATGATATCTCCATTTGACCTAGTGAAACTTGGTATCTTGTTATAATCTACAACACCAGTATATGAATTAACAGCAAAGAAGTTACCTGCACCATGACTGAAGTGGTCGAACTTGACATAAACGTTTCCAACAGGTGCAGTTTCTCCATCCTTCAGAACCATTCTTCCAAGTCCATAGAAGTTGTCTCTTTGACCATCGTCAAGATCAAACTTATAATCTAATTCAGCACCATCGGAGTCTCCTACCGAAACTCTCTTAACTTCAAAGATATCTGGTTGACCTAAGTTAAGATACTTTTCTCCAGTTACTGGATCTGTTGCAATAGTAGTTGTGACTGTAGCATTTGAGGTAAGTGTTTTAGCACGAACAACTGGTGCGGATGATACGCCATAGACATAGACACTTACTGCAGTATTGTTTGGTAGACCTGTAATGGTTGTTGTGTTAGATCCACCAGTAATACCACCAAGACCACCAGTAGCAATCTTGCCAGTAGGACCAAAGACTAACCAGTCTCCAGTATTGGTCAATGTGTATGCAGATGGAATACTTACTGTGAAGTTACCTGCACCATCAGACGTTCCTGATCTAAGGATCTGAACTTCTATCTGTTGTGGATCGATTATCTTAGGTCTGTCCTTTAGGGTATCGTATACCAATGTATTGTTGAGAGGATCTTCTAAGACAATATTGTTGGTGATAGGATTAGGGTTGAAGTAACTTGTAGCAGATGTACCAATAGATCTAGCATCCCTAAAAGATTTACCTGCGTTCATCTTGATATCGAATAAGTGATATCTTAGGTCAGCACCATTCTCATGAACCGCACGAACACGTGCAGTACCGATTGTTGAACCGCCATAATTACGCGCATCCCTCAGATTTTGCTCTGCGAATGTTGTGATATCAGGACCCCCTACTGCAGAGTCGCCAAGAACATCTACAAAGTTACCATAGTCAACTGGCATAAACTCACCGTCAATCTTATGATCGTTTTGTGCACGTTCTACTTGTATATCAGTAGGAAGAAATCTTGCCGCACGATATCCATCGACAACCACAATACCATCACTGACTTTTAGCAATAGGTGGTTAGCAGATGAGTCTTCTTCGAAAGAGATCCGATATGGTTTTACAATGTAGTCACCAGAGTTTTCTTTTATTCTGGTTGCAATCATATCTCTTGGAATATTGTACGCCTCATCTTGTTGTGATGTAACCGCATTAAAGATAGCACCGTTCTTTACAGTGTTAATATGAATAAAGTTATCGTCTGATTGTAAATCACTCTTTGCTGTAAGTAATAGTTTTATACAATATCTGTCAGCACCTGGTGCGGTAGTATTGATTGTTGCACCTTGGTTATCGTACAATTGGATATTATCATCAACACCTTGTACTTCCTGAGTAATCTTGAAACCCACATCAACACTTGGTGCGTCTGAGTATTTGCTAATGATTGCCGCTTGTGCTTCTGTGTAAACAAAGAACCCTTGAGTAAAGTATATACTCTGTCCAATAAGAGCACGAGTACCTCTACCAACTGCAGGGTTTACGTCTGTGTTTATGACTTGAACAACTCGACCAGATCCTAAACTTTCACCTGGTGTAAATCTAGGTGTAGATGTGGCACCAGAAGCAGCAGTCGTATCCACGTACCGAACATAAATGGTAACAGGATCGCTGTTTACTGCCGCAACTATTTCTAGAACTTCTGCTTTGATACCAGAGGTTGCACCTGTAAGAATATCACCAACGGCAACTGTTGTCGATGTAGAAGAAGGATCAAACTTAACAAACTCGTAAGTCGTGTCTATTTGAAGACCGCCTGGTTTTACTGCCGAACCTTCTTTGAATATGTTATTACCAAATCGTTCAATCTGTTTATTGATGATTGTTTGCATCTGCGTAAGTTCACGACCCTGCAGTGCTCGACCACTGTTGAACAATATACGATAGTAACCATCACTATCGTTGAAATCATCCTTATATTTTGTTTCAAATAAAGTATCTGTATATACTGTTGCCATTGTTCAACCCTTAGAATTGTAGAATAATTTTTATATCTTCTGCTTGGTTTGCTGTTCTTTGTACAGGACCTCGGTTATCGATGTAGAGAATATCTCCAGATGCCGCGTCAACTGTTGGATTAATTAATGCTGAGTCAATAATACCTTGACCTGCACCTGTTGTCTCTTCGATGATCTCACCATCTAGGAATGCTTTGAAACCAGTTTCTTCAGTCTGGTGATAGTAAAGTTTATCTGAGTCTATATCATCGATGTATGCTTTTGCAAGTGTTGTCTGACCTTCAATGATTTTGTCTGGAGTAAACGCATTCACTGTGTTTGACAATCTCATAAATGGTAATGCCCCTGCAGTGTTTGCTGAAACCTTATTACCAGAAAAGTCGAGAGGGTTCTTGATGAGAGCAACTTGTCTGAAGTCTTGATCTAACAAGAAGTTACTGTCATTACCTTCGATCATTGTGTGGAACATGATAGATGCTGTCTTGAGATCTACCCTTGCATCAGCACCCACACCAGAATCGCTAAATGGTAATACTGCACGTGCCTTTGCACCAGTACCACCGCCACCGTCAATAGAGACGAGTGCTGTAGTGTAGTCCTGTCCGTGAACTAAGAACTGTCCACTGTCAGCAATTCGTACTCTTGATAATGTACCTGCGTTTGAGTCAATATCTGCTATTGCTCTTGCTTTAGTTCCATTACCTGTAATTGTTACGGTTGGAATACTTGTGTATCCTGTCCCACCTTCAGTGATTATGATTGATAGAACTTGACCTTTTACTGTAGCATCCTGAACTTCTTTTTGCTTTAACTCAATGCCAGTAGAGTTAGAGTCTGTGTTATGCTGTTTTTGTACAGGTATAAAGTTCGAGGATTGGAATTGTTCTTGACGTGCCGCACTGATTGTATACATGAACTTCCAGACATATCCATCTGTAGTTCTAAATGAGTCATTGTTAGATCCTGTCGGTTCAACAACTGAAGGTTGTGCAACACCTAATCTATTTCGACCTGCTTCTAGGCAAACATATACCTGACCATTTTCGTTCTTTACATAGTAAGGTTGTGTTGGATATCCCTGTGCTCTATCGTCATACTGAGAGTAAACTGTACCATTCGACCAATTGTTTCTTGGAACAACTAGTGAAGTTGATTTTACTTTCTTGATTGACTGAAGACCATCCCTCAACTGTGATATTGTTTCTGGGTTGTTTATAGGGGTAGGAACAGTTTCATTTGAATCCCAAGGTTCTGATTTTGCAATCCCACAATAATAGTTGTGAGTTTGTTGCTCGAACTGATCAAAGAAGTCTCTCGCAATCTGTTGTCTTAGGGTGTCGGTAATGGTTGCTGGCATTTTCTATATCCTATGTATTAATGTATGAACCTAGTTCAATTCTGCGAAAATTTCCTAAGTCACTGTCGAATACTCCGAGACAAGGTAAACCTGTATTTCCGTCTTTTACAAATATAAGAGTACCATGTGATACTTCTGAACTATCTGGCGCAGTTGCCACAGTAAAGTTTTTCAACGTAATACGATCTATGTTTGCTTCTCTTGCTCTCTCTTGCACATAATCGGAATCAATGGTGTTTATAGTATTATTGACTGCACTATCAATATTCTTTGTTAATGCTATTGTACCGCTACTATCAGGTAAGTTGATAACACGATCTTTTGTAGGATCAATAACACCTAATACAGTTTCAAAAGAGTCTGCAGTTGCACCTTCGAAAGTAATACCTCCTGTTGACAACTGGATCTGTTTAATAGATGCTGAGTCTGTCCCGACTATAGTTTGCATTTGTGCAACGTTACCGTATAACTCTTCAAAGTTATCGTTTATCTTTCCTGCACCTGTATACAGATCATCGCCTGTACCATCGTTACCAGTCGTGCCTCTATCTATAATTTGTCTAACCATTTTGTTTTCCTAAAAACTAATACCTATATTTATAAGGTTTTCTCATCATTATCTAAAATATCTTCTAATATCAAACGTATCTCTTGTAGATGATAGTCTGATTGCGGATGCTGTTGCAGAGTCTGCATAGTCTGAGAAATCTGCATAGAACCCTGCGAATTCGTACATACTGCTATAGTATCTTTCTGCACTATCTATAGTCACAGTATTGAAGTCAGAAAGTTTACGATATAAACTATATCTATCTCTTAGCACAAACTCCTCCTGATTTGGTTGTACTTTAGAAACATAACCAACTTGAGCATATCCCCTTTGTGTGTATAGAATTGCATCTGGGTTAACTCTATCGGAGTCAAGTCCATCGTAAGGTGCCGCAAGTGAAGAGTAAGTAATCGCACCAACTGCTTCGCCCTCTGCCGCATATGACATTGCCGCTTGATCGACAATTCTTATTGGAGGGTTTGTATCTGGAATAGAAGTCAGTGTTCCGATATTCATTTCGGGTTCTGCTTCTAGAACAACTGCCGCACCCAAATAGAAACCAGATGGGTGTACAAACCTTCGATACATTTCTTGCCAGATAACGAGAGGAATCGGACCTTTGATCAACACAGAGAATACTTGATATAGTCTACCGTCTTGTATTTTCTTTGCTTCCTCAGTACCAACCAGAGATTTACCAACATAGAACAAACTGTCCTTGGGGTGAAAGATCTCTACAGTCTCGTTGAAGAATGCACGAAAGAAACCATCAATAGAATACTCTGAACCCTTTACCCTAAAGAAGTTACCAAAGTTTCTTATAACTTCTCTTGGTGTTGTAAACTGCCCTTGAGATATCCCAAGTCCTAACTCATCAAAAAGATAATCTAATTGTTCTAGTTTTGCATCCTCGATATCCCGAAGCGTCATAAGTTCATCGATGATTCCACCGAAGTTATCTGCCGAATCTAAATGCTCATAGTAAGCATCAAGGAATGTTATGAGATTGGGATAATCATTACGAAACGGTTCTGGTAAAACTTCATCAACAATAGTCTTTTTTAGATTGACATCGTGTCTTCCAAAATCTCTTTGAGTCTGTGCAAAAGGAAGGGTCATGTTAAGTTACCGTTAGTCCTGTTTCTTGTCTGTCTAATGTTGCCGTAGCAAATGTCTCTGTGTTATCCAGTTTTATGACATAGTTACGTAAAGGTCTAATCACACTTTCATTCAACGGTATTGCTGATATCTTGATGTAATCATTACCACCAATAAGTGCTTGTGGTGTAAACCCTGTTATTGTAACAG